GCTTTGGTAAGAACAGCATTGAGATGACACTCGAGGACAATAAGCTACGCATTGCTGGTAAGGCAGAAGCTTCTGATGAAGCAACAGAGTACCTTTACAAAGGTATTTCAGCTCGTCCATTCGAACGCACATTTATGCTTAATGATGATGTTGTTATCAACAATGCTCAATACGTCAATGGTTTATTGAAGGTCTGGTTGGAACACGTAATTCCAGAAAGCAAGAAGCCAAAGAAAATTGAGATTGAAGATGAGGTGCCAGTAACTCCTGAGCTATTAGCAAAAGGAAAGAAGTAATGTATCTTTTTAATCAGGCAATGAAGTGGTTACGTCGCACATTCGCCTACAATACAGCTTATCATCAGCTGTATACGCTCTCGGATCGTGAGTTAGCTGACCTTGGTATTACACGTGGTGATATACATAATGTTGTTATGAAATCTATAGTACAGCGTATACCAAGCCAAGCTTTCTAACGACTAAATAGAGGGGGAGAAATCTCCCTCTATTCATTTTAGGAGTATATTATGTCTATAACAAAAGAACAGCTACAGTCTTTCTTTGAGGATACTAAAGAATCAATCATCGACTCCTTTGTAGATCCTCTCAATAAAACATTCGACAAATTTGAGATCAATACGACGAATCGGATTGCCATGTTCCTTGCGCAGTGCGGTCACGAGTCCGGTGGTCTTATTCACACTCAAGAAAATTTAAACTATAAAGCAGAAGGTCTTGAAAGAACTTTTCACAAGTACTTTGAAGATGTAGATGCTAATGACTATGCTCACCAGCCAGAAAAAATTGCTAACCGTGTTTATGCTAATCGCATGGGTAATGGTGATGAAGCGTCTGGCGATGGTTGGAAGTTTCACGGTCGTGGTTTGATTCAGCTCACGGGTCGCAGTAACTATGAAGCATTTGCATCTGAAATGGGTATGGATGTTGATGCTGCAGTTGAGTATCTTGCAACTCCAGAAGGTGCTGCTATGTCTGCTGGTTGGTTCTGGGATAAGCACGACCTTAACAAGTGGTCGGACGATCAGGATGTTCTCACTGTGACAAAGAAGATTAATGGCGGTACACTTGGTCTTGAAGATCGAAAAGCACTATTTGAGGAAGCTCTTACAACATTTGGTTGACATTCTTGCCTAGTTATTATATAATGTACTATTATTGGTTATGGAGGGCAGATGTCAAAGTTTTACACCAACGTTTACATGAGAGGCGACAGGATCTACTTTCGTGGATACGACATGGGTTTGCGAGATGAGGGCATCGACTACTACTCACCCTATCTTTTCTTTCCTGATAAGAAGGGTGAGTACCATACTCTAGAAGGAACTCCTGTAAAGAAGTCTCACTTCAACTCTATCAGAGAAGCGCGTGAGTACGTTAAGTCATCTGAGAACATAGAGAACAATAAGTTCTATGGCTTAACTAACTGGCAGTACGTCTACATCTTTGATAACTATAAAGGCGCTATAGACTACGATCCATCTCACGTTAAGGTCGGCATACTTGATATCGAGTGCGCGGCAGACGATGGTTTTCCAAACATCCAAAAAGCTGATAAGCCTCTCACCGCAATAACAGTTCGCTGTCGCGGACGCAACTACGTGTTTGGTCGCGGAGAGTTTAAGACTAATGATCCAAACACTCACTACATCCAGTGTGAGACAGAGGTACAGCTAGTTCATCAATTCTTACAGTGTTGGAAAGCTCTGGACCTAGACATCGTGACAGGTTGGAACATCGAGTTCTTTGATATTCCGTACCTTGTCAATCGCATTAAAGCACTTGGTATGGATCCAAAGAAACTTTCACCATGGAAGATACTCGATGAACACGAGGTTGAATTCCATAGCAAGAAGAACCAGAGCTATAATCCAGCTGGAATAACAGTTCTCGACTACTACCACATCTATCGCAAGTTCAGCTTTGGTAATCAAGAGTCATATAAGCTCGACTACATATCACAGGTTGAGCTTGGTGAGAAAAAGATTGACTACTCGGAATACGGATCTCTTTTAGAACTGTACAAGAGCAATCACCAGAAATTCATCGAGTACAACATACACGACTGCGTTCTCGTTGAGAGACTGGACGACAAGTTGAAGCTCATCGAACAAGTGATGGCACTCGCCTATGACGCCAAAGTGAACTATATGGACACGGTTACTACTGTAAGACCGTGGGACGTCATCATTCACAACTACCTGCTCGAGCAGAACATAGTCATTCCTCAGTTTAAGAAAGCGGAAGACTTTACCCCGTTTGTCGGCGGCTATGTCAAGGATCCAAAAGTAGGACTGAGTAAGTGGGTCGTGTCATTTGACTTGAACTCTCTATACCCACATCTCATCATGCAGTACAACATAAGTCCAGAGACGTTTGTTGCTAGAGTAAATAACTTTCCATCTATAGATCAGCTGCTGACTGGCGATTACAGTATGAAACCATCACCTGAGTCTGATGGTAGCTGGTCTTGGACCGCCAACGGCTGCTGCTATAGAAAGACAAAGCAGGGATTCTTGCCAGCACTGATGGAAAAGATGTATGACGATCGCGTCGTGTATAAGAAGAAGATGATCGAGGCAAAGCAGAGATACGAGAAGACAAAGAGCAAAGACGACGAGAAGCTCATTGCTCGATATCACAACATGCAGCTCGCCAAGAAAATTCAGTTGAACTCAGCTTACGGCGCTCTAGGTAATCAGTACTTCCGCTGGTTTAGCTATAACCACGCTGAGGCTATTACGACGTCCGGACAGCTGTCAATTCGCTGGATCGAGAAGAAGATCAACGAGTACTTCAATAAGCTCTGTAAGACAACCGGACAGGACTACGTCATCGCATCTGACACCGACTCGATCTACGTTACGTTCGAGAGACTCATACCAGCTGGAGCAGATGAGCTCAAGGCAGTGCAGATCATCGATGAGTTCTGTGAGAAGAAGATCCAGCCATTCATCAACGAGTCATACCAAGAGCTCGCCGAGATGATGAATGCCTACCAGCAGAAGATGCAGATGAAGCGAGAGACTATCGCTAACAAGGGCATCTGGAAAGCTAAGAAGATGTACATCTTGAATGCATGGAATGTCGAGGGTGTACAGTATGACGAACCAAAGTTGAAAATGTCTGGCATCGAGGCAGTTCGATCATCAACACCACACGCATGTCGCAGTAGGATTAAGGAAGCAATATCGATCGTTATGAACAGTTCTGAGAGCGAGCTTCAAGACTTTGTTGAGAACTTTCGCAACGAGTTTAATACTCTACCATTTGAAGATATCGCTTTCCCTCGCGGTCTTAATGGAATGAAAGAATACAGATCTTCTTCTATGATATATAAACTAGGAACACCGATACAGGTCAAGGGCGCTCTGGTATTTAATGACTTACTCAAGCGCAAAGGTGTTACAAATATCCAGCCACTCAGTGATGGTGACAAGATCAAATACGCATACTTAATCAAACCAAATCCAGCTCGAGACTCTGTCATCTCTTGCGCCGATGTACTACCACGTGAGTTTGGTCTTGATAAGTACATCGATAGAGAGTTACAGTTTGAAAAGAGTTTCATAACTCCGCTCAAGTCAATCACAGATATCATTGACTGGAACATCAATAAAGAGATCGCAACAGTAGAGGAATTTTTCTAATGGCATCAGACAATGACTTTGGCTTCAGTCTAGTATCAGAAGCAGAACTTAAGAAACATGAAGAGATGCTCAAGAAAAAAGTCGAAGAGCAATCTAAGATTGTCGTAAAAACAGCATTGGACAATCAAGCAAAGTTGCAAGGACTTCGTGATATGATTATGCCACTGTTAAACAATCTAGCGGCAGATCCAGATAAGGAATATATCCTCTGGCCAAATCGTGCTGACAAGGTTGCCGCGTTTATCAAGAAAGTAAATGACTACGTAGATGGTTAACTACTTCGCCCTCTTGATAGCCTTTACGGTTTCAGGAGTATCAGCCTATTACTCGATCATAGGATTGACTGCTATATTCTCAGCGGCATATTATCCTATTGTCGTAATGGGTGTAGCATTAGAGCTTGGTAAGTTAGTAACAACGAGTTGGTTATATCGCAACTGGAAAACTGCGCCGCTCTTTCTTAAGTCATATTTGACTATTGCAGTTTTTGTCCTTATGCTTATATCAAGCATGGGTGTCTTTGGTTTCTTATCAAAAGCGCATATTGACCAACAGTTAAACATTAACACTGGACAGGCAGACCAACTTGAGATCATACAGTCTAGAATTTCAAGTGAGAAAGAAGTAATCGCAGACCTTGACAAACAGATAGCGCAAATTGATGCTGCTATTAACAAGATGACTGATCGCGGGCAAGCGCAAAGCTCTCTTAAAGCAGCAGACCAACAGAGGAAAAATAGAGATGGTCTCGTCAGAAAAAAGGAAGATCATAATAAAACCATTGCCGAGCTCACCCAACAGCGAGTTACAACACAGTCCTCAATCAAAAAACTTGAAGCAGAAGTCGGACCAATCAAGTACATCGCTGCTCTCATCTATGACTCAACAGATGAAGATCAATTGGAACGAGCCGTTCGAGGTGTTATTATTCTACTTGTTTTTGTTTTTGATCCTCTTGCAGTTGTTCTGCTTCTTGCTGCTAATCATGGTCTAGCAAATAAAAGATTGACAAATTCTACAAAAGATGATATATTAATAATAGATGATAAGGTGTTAGGAGAAGTTGATGTCCCTTAAAGAAAAGTTAATTAAGAACAGCACGATTGAATTGACCTCTACTCTAGAGAATAGCAAGATCTTTACTAAGAAAGATATGATACAAACTTCAGTTCCAATGATCAACGTAGCGTTGTCTGGTTCTGTCGACGGTGGCTTGACTCCTGGCTTAACTATGCTTGCCGGTCCTTCCAAACACTTTAAGACTGGTTTCGCTCTCTTATTAGCTTCATCTTTTCTAAAGAAATATAATGATGGTGTTGTCCTATTTTATGATTCCGAGTTTGGTACTCCTCAGTCTTATTTTGAAACGTTTGGTATTCCACTTGATAGCGTGGTTCATACTCCGATCACAGACGTAGAAGAACTAAAGTTCGACATCATGAAACAGCTTAAAGAGCTCGCTCGTGAAGATCGCGTGCTCATCGTCATCGACTCTATCGGTAACCTCGCTTCAAAGAAAGAAGTTGAGGACGCACTCAACGAGAAGTCGGTTGCTGACATGTCCCGCGCAAAACAACTTAAGTCACTGTTCCGCATGATCACACCTCACTTGACTCTCAAGGACATCCCTATGGTTGTAGTCAATCACACGTACAAAGAAATTGGTATGTTTCCAAAAGATATCGTTGGTGGTGGTACTGGTTCTTATTATTCAGCAGATGCTATTTGGATCTTAGGTCGTCAGCAGGATAAAGACTCAGACGGTCTCAACGGGTATCACTTTGTAATTAATATAGAGAAGTCACGACATGTTAAAGAAAAATCAAAGATTCCTATTACAGTATCATTTGAGGGTGGTATTAATCGGTGGAGCGGCTTACTTGATGTTGCTATTGATGGCGGTTATATCATTAAGCCAAAGA